GGGAGCACAACTGGCCTAAAACGGACATCTTGCGATGGCTGGATTAGGAGAGCCGTGGAGGCTGTAGGAGAGGTATGCCTTTTATAGCACAAGAACAATCAGACCACCATCTTGGTGTTGGCGGTTGGATCGTCGTCATGAGCTTCAGGTCCGAAGCCTTCAGCCTTGATTTTTGCCATATCAAGTTCTGGAGCGGGTGCCTGAGGTTTCTGCTCAAACGAAGCTAGCCATTCGCGTATCGCTTGACCTGTTGGTGTTCCTTTGGGCCATCGGATGAACTGAAGCATCCGTTTGTTATCGGTAAAGAGCCGAGATGTTAAACCGTTTGACACCGTATAAACGATCGGCGGTCCTTCACGATGCTTGGTACGTTCTATGAAGAGCTGACCTGCTGTAAACCGATCTGATTTCATGCCAGAGATTCAGGGGATTGGTGTTGGAACGGTAGGCGTGCCAAGCATTGGGGCAACGGAGATTTTGCCACCGCCAAAGTTGCCAGCGGAGCCACCTGTCACATTAATGCTGGGATTCCCGGTGGCAGACATCCCAGGTGGGGAGATTCCGCATTACGAGCCGTTGAACTTTACGCCGGGTCAGCACACGCACCAAACAGCGCCAGTCCCGAAAACTGCTCCTGAGGAAAAACCGGCTGATCGCTCAAAGCAGCCGGTCTCTGCACCCCAACCAGCTGCGCCGTTAACAGCTGATAAACCCAATGTAGAAAAAGAACTGCCATGTCCCCCTCCTGACGCAATTCCTTTAGGTGCGAAAAACAAATCGCAAACTGCTGTCATCATTGGTTACGAGATGGTGGATGGGAAGTGTGAGCCACAACTCAAGCCGTTGGACTTACCGTCGATCATCGGCAATTATCTTCCTGCTCCGAGCCTTGTTACTACGACTGCGACTGTTGCTGCGGTGGCGACTACGGCGGCCATTCTCGCGAGACCTTTAGGGGACATCCTGCTCAAAGCAGTCAAACCCATCGTCAAAAAGACGATCAAAAAGATCAAGGAAAAGCTAGGGAAGAAAGTTAAGGTTGAGTCTGTTTTTGACCGTCGGAAATTTCAGCGGTCTTTGCGGAAGTAGGAATTGAATGTGTGTGGGGCGGTAAGTTGCCTGGCGGGTTGCTTAAAACAACATCAGCGCATATTGACGCGTAAGGCGAGGAGGGGTGAAAGCTAATGCCCTTTTTCAGCAACTCGCCGCAGTTCTTGAGTCTTGCTATTTCGTGGTTAAGCCTCTTATCCGCCAAATTTTGGGTCAAAATCTCCACTTGCTTCTCGGCCGCTCGATGGCAGCTCTTGATATGAGCGCGATCCAGCGGTATCGAAATCGTGGCAGTGATTCCGCCGTTAATCGAGTAGTTGGTTTTTTGGCCTGTCCGAACCGGACGATAAAAAAGGACATTGCCCGGATTATCGGGGACGCCATCTGGGATGGCATTGCCTTCCTCATCAAACGCGCCAACCAAATCGAGCGTGTCATATACAGGGTCTTGGTAGTGGGACTCATAGGGATGCGCCCAGCCAACGGTTGTGCTCAGGAAAGGGCTGATTGTGAGACTTGTTCCTTGACAGGCAAAGTTGCCGTATTGATAGACAAAGTTTTTGCCAGGCACAACCTGAACGGCTTGATTGGTCACTGACCCAGAGCTGTTTGCAACTGGTGCTGCAGTGCTTGAGACCTGCGCTTGTGTTGGAGCGGAAAGGAGCAAAAGCGTTGCTAGGACTCGCTTCATTGGGTGAAGGTGCTGAGAGTCTCCGTGACAGATTCGATGTCAGTTGTCCGTTCAATCATCGTGTGGTTCGTCAGCCCTGGACCTGAAACCGTTTCGATGAACTGAAAAGAACCACCGGGATCAACGATTTGCCATGTTGGCTTGTCTTGCAGGTCAAGGCCAACCCACTTACTGGAAACACCGTTGAGATTATTGGTTGTTGTTGAGAGGTCAGCAGGAGCAAGTGCGGTACTCGTAAGAGTTGATGACCTCAGTGACTTTCTGCGTTGTCTGAGTGGTGGATTTGAGGGTGCCCTGCTGGAAGGAGGGAACTACCGGCAAGGACTTTGCTTCTGGAGCGGCAAGAGTAATAGCGCAAAGCACACCCCAAGTGATCCAAATGCCGGTCCACATCACTTGATGGTCAGCTCTTGGATGACTTGTCCGATTGCGGTTGTGCCAGCGCCACCAGCAGTGATTGAAAGAGCACCGCCAGAATCAATAGTTCCATCGAGGTCACCTGCGACACCACCGGAAGTTGTCGTGGTGGAACCAAGCATCGGAAGTGATGAAACCACGCCAGAAGTTACCGTCGTGGCTGATGGTGTGTCGTCTCCTTCAATAAACGATTCTGTATAGCTAAAAGCGTCGCCAGCAGTTGTAACGCTGTAATCGGCAGGAGTGTAACCAACAGCGGAACCGGCAGTGAGGGTGCCAAGACCACCAGCAGTGTCCAAAGTGATGTTTGAACCAGAAACAGAGTATGTAGAAGGGAGCTTTGTCGCGACTGATCCCGCTCCATCGACACTCAGCTGAATGCTTGATTGGATTTTATGGGTGATGTCAGCTTGGGCAGGCAATCCCAAGAGTGTCACACCCAATACCAAAAGTGTGCGCTTCATTTGATGCCAGCCTTGGAATCTTTGTTATCCACAATAGTCGGCTTCTTATTGGTGCTGCCATTGCTCTTACGTTCAATGCCAAATGAGGCCATTGCTCCTGTAAGAAGTGATGCCACAAAGGTATTGTCCATCTTCATCTGCGGGAAAAACCCCAGGTAAGAAACGGTGAGGAGTGTGGCGCTCCAGACCAAGACAGCGCATTTAACGAGGTCAGCAACGCTGACGCCTTCCTTTTCGTTGTTGTCTGTCGGCTCTGCCATGATGAAGCAAGTTGCGGTCAGATCATGGTTGAAGTCTGGGCCGCTGTGGCTGGAGCGTCAATAACCACTGCTGCACTAGGTGTTTCAGGTATCAACCGCCAAAGCCGCCAAGGGCAAGATTCATTGATTCGACTGACGACTGCTGTAGACAACTTGTCCAGTCGGCTCGATATTTTGCATCAAGACATCAAAAGCAAAGATGTGGAGGTCTTCGGAAGATTGAGCGAGTTGGAACGCGCAGTAGCGCGATTGGAAGGTCACAGCGATAGGCACTAACGTATTGATGTTGTTCAAGGCAAGGCAATGATCCTGATCATCAAGCCAATCCTGATGGCATTTTTAAAGTCAGATTCAGTCAAAAGGCTGATTCTTGATCTTTTGCGTGCTTACGCGAAGACGACGGACAACACGATTGACGATCAGGTTTGCGATTACGTGAGCAAGAATCTGTTCCCCAGCACTCGTGTTGAGAAGTGAAGCCATCCGCGTTCTCTGCAACTGGTTGGTTCGTTGCAGGAGGCGCGGTCATGCTTTTGCTTCTAAGTTCAGCTTTGATTTTCATCGGCGGATACAACGTTGGCGAAAGCACTTGCCGCCAGGCATCATCAGAGCGATCCTGATCGTTTTGGCAGTGCCGCTCAGCCTGTTGCCATTTTTCCAGTTTTTCCGTGGTACGCCCCACCAGTTGGCTGCGATTAAGGAGCTTGAGGAGTCAGTGCCAAAGGAGCTACTGGAGGAGGATTCCGATTGGTTTGGAACGTGGCGAGAAAGTGGGCGAGACCTGGAGGTTTACATGCCCTACTTCAGCCAGCGAGATAACAAGACAGGATTTGGCTATCGAGAGTGCTTCAGCTCAGCGGCTGCGATGGTGGCAGCGTATTACAAGAAAGTCAAAACAGATGATGAGTACATTGCGATCCGCTCCAAATATGGGGATACGACTTCTGTCGAAGCGAATCTCAAGGCGTTGAGAGAGCTTGGTCTGACAGTTGAGTTTCGCAAGGATGGCGATTCAGATTTGGTTGAGCTTGAGGTTGAAAGTGGCAGGCCAGTGCTGGTCGGATGGTTGCACTACGGGAACTTGCTTTTAGGCGAACCACCGATGTGTGACGGCATGGGATGTGGCCATTGGAGCGTCATCAGTGGTTATGCAGGAAAGCACAGCAACGATCCAGAGTGGATCATGCAAGATCCAAATGGCTTACCAGACATGGTGAAGGGAGGGCACAAGAATCCGCATCTGGGGCGTAATGCGCGGATCAGGCAGGCTGAGTTTTATCAGCGTTGGCAATCGGAGGGTCCCAGGACTGGGTGGGTGATTTTGGTCGATGATGAGTGAGTTTTATTGGGTCTGGGCGTTTATCAGCGCGTTTTGGACGACTGTGGTTGTGCAATGTGCCAAACCAGTGAACTGGGATCAGTGTTCACGGGTTGACGATTGGCTGGTGCCGTGGGTGCGAGATGTGACTGAGATGCACCAAAAAGGGGCGTATCACACTGAAAAGAAAATCCTGAGCAAAGCTGAGTAGGATTGATTTTTGCGTCCCAGGGATGGCAGTTCTGTGTGATTGGGAGATTTTGGCTC